ATTCTTTATATTCTGGGAAGCCTGTAAAGCTGATAAGAGATGCTATGGGATGTGCTACCTTAAAAACCGTCGTTCAGGTTTCTCGTTTATGTCATCAGCAGAAACAGTTAACTTAGCCACTATATCAAGTGATAGTAGATATGGGATCCTTTCTAAGTCTGGTGCCGATGCAAAGAAGATGTTTACTGATAAAGTTGTACCTATATCAATAAATTACCCGTTCTTCTTTAAACCTATACAAGATGGTATGGATCGTCCTAAATCTGAGCTTGCGTATAGAGTTCCAGCTAGTAAGTTTACTCGTAGAAAAATAGAAGCTAATGAGCAACTTGAAGAGATAGTAGGTCTTGATACTACGATTGACTGGAAGAACACTGGCGATAATAGCTACGATGGTGAAAAACTTAACCTGCTAGTACACGATGAGAGTGGTAAGTGGGAAAGACCAGATAACATATTAAACAACTGGCGAGTTACTAAGACCTGTTTAAGGTTGGGTAGTAGAATCGTTGGTAAGTGCATGATGGGTTCAACCAGTAACGCGCTAGACAAAGGTGGGGATAATTTTAAAAAGCTATACTATGATTCTGACGTATCAAGACGAAATCGTAATGGACAAACGAAGTCTGGCCTTTATTCTCTCTTTATCCCAATGGAATGGAACTATGAAGGATTTATTGACGAGTACGGACTTCCAGTCTTTGATAGTAGAAGTGATGATGTACGACGCGGACCAGACGGTGAATTAATAGATGTAGATGTAATAACCAACTGGGAGAATGAGGCTGATGGTTTAAAAGATGATCAAGACGCCTTAAACGAGTTTTATAGACAATTTCCACGTACTGAAGAACACGCGTTTAGAGATGAGATAGCTAATAGTTTATTTAATCTTGTTAAGATATACGAGCAAATAGATTATAACGAAGGCACTAGACATAACGCTCCTGTTACTAGAGGAACGTTTGGTTGGGCTAATGGAATAAAGGACACGCAAGTAATTTTCCACCCTGATCCAAAAGGTAGGTTCAATATAAGTTGGGTTCCGCCGGTACATTTGCAGAACAAAAGCATTGTAAAAAATGGAATTAAATACCCGGGTAATGAACATATTGGGGCCTTTGGTTGCGACAGTTATGACATTAGTGGTACTGTTGATGGCCGCGGTTCGAAAGGTGCTTTGCACGGATTAACAAAATTTTCTATGGAAGAAGCTCCTAAGAGTTCTTTTTTCCTGGAATATATAGCAAGACCACAAACCGCTGAAATATTTTTTGAAGATGTACTAATGGCGCTAGCATTTTACGGAATGCCGATATTAGCAGAGAACAATAAACCTAGGCTTTTATACTATTTAAGACGTAGAGGTTATAGAGGTTACAGCATGAATAGACCTGACAAAGCATGGACTAAGCTTTCTGTTGCAGAAAAAGAAATTGGTGGTATACCAAACTCAAGCGAGGATATTAAACAAGCTCACGCAGCGGCGGTTGAAATGTATATACAAGAACACGTTGGCCATCTTGGTGAAGGTAATTACGGTACTGTATATTTTAACGACACGCTAAATGATTGGGCAAGGTTTGATATTACTAAACGAACGAAGCACGATGCTACTATTAGTTCAGGACTTGCTATAATGGCGTGTAATAGACATCTTTATACGCCGCACATGAAAACACAAAAAGAATCTTTAGGTTTGAAAATAGCTAAATATGATAATAAGGGGTTCACATCTCAAATAATTAAATAACTATGGCTCAATCAGTATACGTTAACTTTCCATCTCAAGTTGTACCAGACGCGGAGAAAATGTCTCCACAATACGGTCTAGAGGTAGCTAGAGCTATAGAGCAAGAGTGGTTTAATGACACTTATTCAAATAGATTTACGGACTCCCAGCATAAGTTCCACAGCTTAAGATTGTATGCTAGAGGCGAGCAGTCAATACAAAAATACAAAGATGAGTTATCTATTAACGGTGATTTATCTTACCTTAATTTAGATTGGAAACCAGTACCTATTATACCTAAGTTCGTAGATATTGTTGTTAACGGTATGTCTGAGCGAATATTTAATATAAAAGCATATTCGCAAGATCAATACGGTGTCAGCAAAAGAACTGAGTACCTAGAATCTATGGTAAGAGACATGCAGTCAAGGGAGTTCAACGAGAAGGCTGCTCAGATGTTTAACGTTGATTTATTTGAAAACAACGTGGCAACTCTCCCTGACACCGAAGAAGAATTAGTTCTTCACATGCAGTTAAACTACAAGCAGGCTGTAGAATTAGCTGAAGAACAGGCGATTAACGTGTTGCTTGATGGAAATAAATACGATTTAACTAGAAGAAGATTATTGTATGATCTAACAGTTTTAGGTATTGCTTGCGTAAAAACAGGTTTTAATTGGAGTGATGGTGTTACGATAGACTATGTTGATCCGGCGAATATTATATATTCTCATACAGAATCTCCATATTTTGAGGACTTGTACTATATCGGCGAGGTAAAAACTATACCTATTAACGAGTTGGCTAGAGAATTTGATCATTTGACTCATGACGATTTAGAAAGAATTAATAAGTCTCATTCTAAAAGATACACGTCTGGTAGACGCTTACACGATATGGATAAGAACAAAGTTGAAGTATTATACTTTAACTATAGAACATATATGAATAGCGTGTATAAAGTAAAAAACACCGCTACTGGTGGTTCTAAAGTTATACATAAAGATGATTCTTTTAACCCTCCAGCAGAATCTCAAAATGGTTATGAAAAGCTACAAAGATCTGTAGAGTGTGTTTTTGAAGGAGCAGTTGTTTTAGGTACTGATGTAATGTTAAGATGGCGCAAGTGTGAGAACATGATGCGTAGTAAAAGTGATTTTAACAAAGTTAAAATGAACTATACGCTTGTTGCGCCTAGAATGTACAACGGTAAAATTGAATCGATTGTTAGTAGAATTACTGGTTTTGCTGATATGATTCAACTAACCCATTTAAAGTTACAGCAAGTTATGGCTAGGATGGTACCTGATGGTGTATATCTTGATGCCGATGGACTTGCTGAAATAGATTTAGGCAACGGCACTAATTACAATCCTCAGGAAGCACTTAATATGTTCTTCCAAACTGGTAGTGTTATTGGAAGAAGTTTCACCGGAGATGGTGATCCAAATCCTGGTAAAATACCAATTCAGCAAATAGCTAACGGAGCTGGTCAAAATAAAATACAAAGTTTAATTCAAACTTACAACTACTACTTGCAAATGATCCGTGACGTGACGGGTCTTAACGAAGCAAGAGACGGTACTTTACCAGACCCTAAATCTCTAGTTGGCGTTCAAAAATTAGCTGCGGCTAATTCTAATGTAGCTACTAGACACATACTTCTTGGCTCGATGTTCTTAACTACAGAGGTTGCAGAAGCTCTTTCGTTAAGAATATCAGATATACTTGAATACTCACCAACAGCAGATGCGTTCGTTCAATCTATTGGCGCGCACAATGTCGCTACGCTATCTGAGATGTCAGAACTATACTTGTATGATTTTGGTATATTCTTAGAACTAGAACCTGACGAGGAAGAAAAAGGTATGTTGGAAAACAATATACAGACCGCATTGGCTCAACAGTTAATAGATTTAGATGACGCAATAGATATCCGTGAAGTAAGAAACGTAAAACTAGCAAACCAACTATTAAAAATAAAAAGAAAAAAGAAACTTGAGCGAGATCAAAAAATGCAGCAAGAGAACATGCGCGCGCAAGCTGAAGCGAATGCGCAAGCTCAACAAGCCGCTGCTGATGCTGAGATACAAAAAAATCAGGCAAAAGCTGAAGCGGACATCCAGATAGAAACTCTAAAAGCTGAAGGCAAACTAAACTACTTACAAGAAGAGGTTAGATTAAAGAAAGAGTTAATGGCATTTGAGTTTGAGCTTAATGAAAAAGCTCAAGGACGATCTCACAGCGAAAACATGTCTCTTGAAAACATGAAAGAGCAAGGTAAGGATAGAAGGGAAAAAATGAAGGAAGACACTAAAAGATTTGAATCTTCAGGTAATGATGTACTTGGAGGTATCAACACTGGGAATTTTAACCCAAAAATAGGAAATTAATTATATAATATTTTATCATGGAAAATGAAAATCAAACAGATCTTGAAGAAGTAATCAACGAGGTCGAAAACGAAAAACCTCAAGAGCAAACCGAAGAAACACCAGAAGTAGATTTAAGTAAATTTGAGAGTAAAGACGATCCTAGTGTTTACAAAGTAGATTTATCACAACCAACAACCAATGAAACTGAAGAAAGTAACTCTGACGACACAGGAGTGGCTGGAGTCGATGAAAGTTCCGAGCCCACACCGCAACAAGAAGAAGTACAACCGCAAGGAGAAGTACAAGAGCAACCACTACCAATAGAACAACCTAA